CGAAGGATGGCCAACTCTGCGCGTAGTAAGGGATTTAGATGCGCAATTCCCTGAGCGACTTTCATCGTCCCTCCGTGGCTTGAGCCTTGTGCTGCCCTGGTAGATGAGTTGCAACCGTTGGGTGCGGACGGGCCTTCTGGCCGAACCGCTGGGTGGAGTTACATAGGGGTGTTAATAACGCGCTGCCCAACTCCTGAGGTCCCCATTGTGAAAGCCGCGATCGTCACGGACAGGCTCTGTGGCGTGGTGCAGGTTCCCTCCAAGCTGCGTCTCCACCGTGTCCCCAACGGCGCGCCTTGTGCGCGCACCAAGTCCTCCGGCCAACGGGGGCCAGGCCAGGCAGCCTGGGAGGTAGAATGCCGGTGGAGGTTGGGCGTAAGCCCTGTTTAGGCAGGCAGCAACCGTCCTTGGTTGGGCGGCCACAGAGAATTCCCCGAATTGATACCTGTGGTTAAACAAAGTCGTCGAGGGCCTGCCCGGAGGGCATTCTCAATAATTCACAACCATGGCCACAATTTTAGATCTGATCGTTTTTGAACCTTTGCTCTTTTTGGTTCTTCTTGGCCTCGGTTGTTTCTTCGTCTATGCGGTGGTGTGGTGCGCCACTGTGACGTTAAAGCTTGTTTTCCGCCTTTTGACATGGGTGGTTGACGTCTTTGTTTTGGTGCCGGTGGGCTACGCCCTCTGGCTCCTTGATCCACGTTGGATCGCACCCCACCAGGCGGACCTTCCCGCCGAGGTGGTCGCCTGTGTGCCTCCTGGCATGCAGCGCGCACAGGAGACGGGCCTGGGGACAGGCCTGCCTGCCGAGGAAGGGGAGGCACATCTCAGTGTCTCGGCGGCTACGGCTGCCAGGCTCCGGCCTCGGGCCCGTTGGGTCCGGGCTCTGGATAGTTTGTTGGGCGCTCGTTGTGGCCTGGTGGGCCGTCTTGTTCGTGGGTGGTGGGTTCCAGACCTCCCCGCGGCAGGGCGTTCCCCTGTGGCAAACGCGTTGCTCGCCAACTTGAAGGGCGGAGCAAGACTCCTTGGTGGGGGAGTCATCCATCGCAAGGCCGGTGATGAGGGGCACGGGCACGTGTATTACGTGCTCGAGTTGGCATCAGGGGAGACCCTGACTGTTTTCCCAGAACTCCTCTCCCGGTTGCAAGCCTACTCGTGCTTTCGGAGGCGCGAGGAGGCTCTGGTCCCTGCGTTGCGAGCGCGGGGTGTGGACTGGTGCCGATCTTCGGGTCTGCCCTGTTGGGTGTGGCCGATGGCTTTGCCATCTGCCGTTGCCCTGTCCATGCGGCCCTTCGTGGAGGAGGAAACCGCACAGAGTCTCATGGGCTCCACCCTTCTGTCGGAGCAGCAGGCTTAGGCCGGCCCTGTTGACATCGCGGGTTTCTGTTGTGGACGTGAGTTCACTCCGGGGACCGGGTCCCTGGACCTAGCGAGGGTTGACATGGGCTCCTGCTCAGATAGTCGACGGAGACTCCGAGTCGCATGGCGATCCGGGCTGCCTGGCACGTGGCTCCCGGTGGTACACTCTACGTGCCCACACAACGAACTTGCAGCGTTAAACCTGCGAGTTCTTGCTCCTCTCCCGAGGCAAGTATCCGAACCTCTGGGCGAACTTCCGCTCCGCTGCTTTAGGCGGTTGCGTGGGCTCGCGGTTCGGTTTGGTGGCCATAAGTGGAGCAACCTGGAAACTGCGCAGACTTATAGCGGGGCTATGCGCAGGAAATACCTGGAAGCAGCGGCTTCTTTACGGG